CCTAACTAGGGATAACGTATTTGCAGGCGAAAGACTCATTGCACATTATGACGACTACCTAGAGAAGGTCGACAAGATCACTGATCCGGAAAGAAGAAAAGCAATCGCCGTGAGTTACATTGGTGAGAATAGGGATGTGCATTTTCACGCATGGGATGAGAAAGCGACACTCAACATGTTCACTGAAGCAAGTAAGCTATTTCAATCATTCGAGCTCGAGATCTTTTCACGTGCTGGCCATGAGAACTTTGTTATGTTGAAAAAGCTATGAAATTTCAAATCGGGGATAAAGCCGTGTGGGAACATAAGCGATGGGAAAAGAAAGACAGTATCTTTGTACGAGTCACGATCATTGAAGAATCAGATAAGACTTTCATCATTCAATTCGACGGGACGATTAAGAAAAAGCGGGTTGATAAGTCGTCGACCAGGCTTTTAAGATCTAAAGTATGAAAATTGTGCGTGCAATCGAGTTAATCCGCAATTGGTCTATTCTTGTAGACCATGATATCCCTGACGAATGCATTGTGCTACTCGCCATGCTCATCGAATCGGAAACTGAAAAAGAACGTACTTTGATTAATTCCGGATCTTGTATCTATCATGAATGCGATGACGCTACTCGAATCTCCTAAATACAAATCGTTCGTAAAAGATCGCAACAAAGAGATTGAGAAGATTCAGCTGAATGCTCAGACTGATACGTCACGTCTTCTATTTGAGGTGCTGGATCGGATTACGGGATTTGTCAGTCACATGGCTTTGGATGGAAAGATCTCGGTCTACAATCTTGACTATCTTACGAAACAAGTTGATACCTACGTCTGGCAACAATTTAACTCACTACTCCCCCTCCTAATTGGGCGATTGAAGCGAATGCGTCGGGCGACGTTTGTCCTCACGTATTTCTCTGAGCTTGAAGCAATCGCGCGAGCCACGAAAAGAACTACCCAATTGAGCCTTCATGATTTCAAGACGGCACTTCACGAGCAGACGCACAAAGAGACAATCCTAGATCAGCAGTGGGACACACGCATTTGGCATGTGCTTGGTCAGCTGAGGAGTCGCATTCTTGATGCCTTCAGGCGAGCCATCGCACGAGACTTAAGCCCAAAAGAAGTCGTCGATGTGATGAAAAAGGCTTATCCAGAGATTAAAACTTATCGAATGCCGCCTAGAACGCTCAAGCCTTTAAAAGAGGCTTTCAGAGATGAGGACGCCGAAAAGAAAGAATTTGAATTTTATCACGATCTTACAAATGATGAGGATTGGGAGCTTGCCGTTTCAGCATATAAAGACACAGAGCTTCCAGCGTCGCGCTTTGATCAAGAAGCTATGTATGATGAATCTGCTGGCTATATGCGTTATAACTGGGAGATCGAGCAAGACTTAACGGATGATTTCGTAAGTCAAGTCAGGGACGGGCAAGTTCAAGCTGCAAATGATTTAGGCATTGAGGAGTTCGTCTGGGGAGCAATCATTGATAATAAGACATGCGAAGAGTGTTGCCTACCTCGCAATGGGAAAACCACAAGCGAGATTGAAAAAATGGGTGGTGGCGATTGCGATGGGACCGTACCCCCCTTACACCCAAATTGCAGATGCGATATCGCGCCCGTTGCCTCGACCGATGAAGTAGACGGCCCGGATTGGAAGTCGTTTGAAGAGTGGTTAGCGGCATAAGGGCACCCTCATTTGCATAATTCCCGAGGATAACCCATGCCTATATCATGGAGAGTCTGTTAGAAAATCAACCGCAAAAATCTAAATTAACTCGCGCAAAGATCTTAACGAAGCACTGTTATGATCCAAAGACCTACGAATTTGATGAATCGTTTCGAGCTTACAATCCGGAAGATCCGCTCACCGTTCATACGACCTTTGAAATGCTGGAGTGCCTTTCAAAGCGGCCTGATATTGAGCTTGATGCCAAGGTCATAGGCCATCACCCTGAAGAAGGCCTTAAAACTCAACGTGTTGATCGTGGACTATTTTTGGAGTCGTTCGGAAGAACTAGTCCGTGGGATAAGGTCAAGTTTAGAGAGATCGATCAATTCGCAGCTCCCTTTACACCGGGGTTCACACAAGGAAACGATTTCACGCCGCTCTTAGGCGGTCCCTTCTTTAAAAATCTCTACTACTATCAGGACTATATTCGGATGCATTCTGAGGCGTTCTTCGCCTATCACCATGATCCAATCGCAAAGGCAATCACCCAAATCACAAGAGACTTTGTCATTGGCAATGGCTATGAAGTTCAGTGCGATCAAAAAGACCCACGTGGACAACTTGGGATGGCGGCCTGGAAAGCTTATGAAGAGGTCAATGACCTTCAACTCCAGATGGACCAGGCTTGTGAAGAATCTTCAGTCTATGGCGAAGTCATGTGGTGGAAGCTTCCCAACAACCAGGCCAAGGTCATCTATCAGTTAAAACCAGGCGATACAATTCCGTACGGGATTATTCCGCGTTGTAGGCTGATTGATCCATCGAACATTGTAGAAATCGTCACTTACCCAGAAGATATCACTAGGCCTCTATTTTACGTTTGGCTTGTTCCTACCCAATGGCAGATGTTTCAAAGTGGTCTCGGCGAAGGAAGGCCCACTGATCTTTCTCACATTCAGCCGTCTCTCAAATTCATCTACCGCACGGTCATGGCCGACCAGATGGCGCACTTTAAGATTAACTGCGTTTCAAATGAGAAGCGCGGCCGGTCGGACTATTTCCCGATTCTCTCTTATCTTAAGCGATTAAGAGACATCGTCGACTATCAACTCATTGCTCTCCAAAAGGCCTCGGCTTGGGCTATTGATACTGAAATCGATGGCGATCAATCGGATATCGACAATTACATTTCAGATCAAGCTTCCCTAGGCACAATTCCTCCGGGAGGTTCCGAGTTTGTCCACTCAACCAAGATTAAGCGTGAGTACCGCGCTAATCAGGGTTCTTCTCAAATTAATTCAGATGCTTTTTCTTTGGCTTTATCTATGTGTGCTTCCGGTGTGGGGATTCCTGTTTCTTACTTTGGAACGCATCTCTCAGGCGGACAAACAAGAGCAAGCGCTCTGGTCGCTACTGAACCAGTAGCTAAGAAAATGGAAAAGCGCCGAGAAATCATGAAGCGCATGATTAAGATGCATTGGAAATTCTGCATGGTTCAAGCAGGACTTCCTGATCTTGATTGCGACATCATATTCCCAGAAATCATCACACAAGATAGAAGCATGAAACTTCGGGACCTTGCGCTTGCTGAAACCTCAAGGTGGCTATCTCCAGCGCGGGTAGCAGCAATGGCTGCTAAGGAATTCCAAATCCATGGCTACGATTATCAATCTGAGCTTGAAGACATGAAGAAAGAACTCCCACAGGTTCCTCAGCCTTTGAGTGACCCTCCGGGTGGGGAGAATCCAGCTTGGGGTGCTCCACAACCCGGAATGGGAATGGGTGGGTCTTTCGGCCACGCTCTCAGTGATACAGCCAATGTCTCACAAATCGGAGTGTCGGGATTGACTTCCGAAGATCGAAAGGAAATTAAATACGATGGAACCCATCTCTGAATCAGTCGCAGTAGATCCAAGCGCATCGCTTCAGGACACTCTCAATTGGCTTTTTACTCACACTAACTTTCCAACCTTCGAAGAGTTTTGTAGGAACCCAGATAAATGGCGGCAAAATAAGAATGAGCTATTTGATTCAATTGAAAATATGAACGTGTTTTTCAGGGACCGTGTTCACAGTATGAAGTTCTATTGGCGCGGAAAGTACTATTGTAAGAATCTGGCACGCATTCAAGATTGTGCTCGCAACGAGGGCTATGAGGGAACCGAGCTTGAGATGGAGCCCATTGCCGAACCGGTAGATGGCACATCGAATTTGCATAATTCCAGAATCAAAATCAGAGTGAACGTATGGCCGAAAAACGAATTTAGAGCCCGAGGGGGAATTGTGGCCAATGATTAGCGCCCTATCTCAAAAGCTTGCAAAAAAGGAGCACGGCATTGTGTACCCATCGGGTGCGGTTCACATTTCTACGATTCCGCTCAAGCTTGCGGGCTTCAACAAAAAAGAAGCGTGGGACAAACTTCCCAAGGGTTGGGATGCATCTTCAAGGGACAAATACGCAAAATCCATGAGTCATGAGAATAGGGAAGGCCCTGTTTCTACCTGCATGGATAAGATTAAAGGCCACATCGATGACCCTGGAGCCTTTTGCGCAAGTCTTCACGATAAAGTCACTGGTACGACCAAATGGCGCGGCAAGAAAGAAGCGATTTCTGCTACGGGGCAAGTTGCTCAGCTTAGAGACCATAAGCAAAAGAAGAAAGAATCCAAAGTTTCAATCTCTGAATACCAGATGTTTAAAAAGATCAGAGAAGCCGATCAATCAGCTGATGGGAAGACTCATATCTATCAGGTGATCTTAATTGAAGAGGGATTGGGGAATTTCAAAGACTGTTTCTTCTACACGAAGCAAGCTCTCCAAGAAGCAGCTCAATCGGCACTTTTTGATGGAGCCCAAAGCTTTGCTGATCATCCTTCTGAAGATGAGGAAGAGACTCGCCCTGAAAGATCCACAAGAGATATTTTAGGCTATTACGAAAATATTCAGTACCAGGAAAGTGCTGAAGGGCAGGGGCAACTGGTCGCCAATTTATGTATTGCCGATATCTCAAGTTTAGATTGGGCCAACGCACTTTTGACTAATTCCCTAGAGTACGCCACAAAATTTAAAGAAAAAGATTTGGTAGGCCTTTCCATTAATGCCAGTGGCTCAGCCGATCCGATGAACATCGATGAATTCATTCAGTCGAATGAGCTATCGGAGTCGGTGCTTGCCAAGCTAAATGAGGCCAAACAAAAGGGGATTAGCGAAATCAAGGTGGTAGGTCAACTGACCGACGCACAATCTGTCGATCTTGTCACAAAGGCGGGAGCAGGTGGGCGCGTTTTGAAAATGCTCGAACAGGAGAGATCCATGGGAAAATTTAAAGAGAATGAAGGAAAATCTGGAATGCCGCATGAGCCAAAGGCGCCCAAAATGCCTAAAGTTCCAAAGACACCAAAGGCGCCGGGCATGGGTCATCATAAGCAAAATGAAGCAGGCGATGGAGA